TGAAACCCGCAGCCTACTCGGGCCGTACTTGTGGGACCAGATCAAAGAACTCGCGCCCGCATCTATACAGGCGATTATAGACAAGATCGCCGCACTTGATCCTGCAATTGCAGCCGCTACGGAATCGGCCCGCCAACTCGCCATAGTGGGTGAAGCTACGAAGATCCTCACCGAAGCCCAACCGGATCTTATGGCGTTTCAAAAGATCACCGGCGAACTCGAAACGCTCAAAGCGGCGGGCCGCATGGGCGACGAGACTATGAACATCATGTCCACCCAGTACTGGCGGGAATTTGGCGGCGTGGCTGATGCGGAATTGCAGCGACTCATAGACCGGCTCGATGCAGTAGGCGGGGCGGCGGCGGACGTTGGCGAGCAATTACGGACTGCCATGTCTTTAGAGGGAGTAGATGCGGCTCTTATAGGCGCGCAGAAAATAATTGCGGACATCGGAAAAGACCCGATGCAAGATAGGCTTGAAACCATGCGGGGTATCGGCGCAGAAATTAGTCAGATCGGAGCGACTGCCGGTTCGACATTTGCGCAAGGCCTAGGTTCTGCGATAACAGCTATTAGCGGAATGGAAACACTCCTATCGTCATTCCCGGCGCTCTTTGCCGCATTCACGACTACGGGTGTTTCTGCTGCCGTCACGGTTGGAATTGCAATGCACATAGCTCTAAACGTGATCGCACTAATTGCCGATGCAATCAACTTAGCAATCGCTCTCTTTGGCATGTTGGGTAAAAAGGGGAAAGAGGAAATCACCGCCATTGATAAGTTGATGAAGGGCCTGACGGAAGTAATGAATTCCGCTATAGACAGTTTTGCCGACGCCTGGGTTGACTTTCTCGAAACCGGCAAGTTCGAGTTCAAAGAGTTTGTAGACAGCGTTTTGAAAGATCTTGCCCGCATGACGGCCCGGCTGGCCATGCAGGAGATCATTGGCGGCGTCTTTGGCCTAAGTGCAAGCGCGTTCAGCGCCAAAGGCAACGTGTTCAAGGCGGGCAATATTATCCCGTTCGCACGCGGCGGTGTGGTGCCCTACCCCACTATGTTCCCCATGCCGGCCAACAAACGCGGCATGATGGGCGAGGCGGGCCCGGAAGCGGTGTTCCCACTTACACGGACACGCGGGGGCGATCTCGGTGTGCGGGGACAGGTTGCGCCGGTTAATATCGTGGTCAACGACATGCGCCGGGGCGGCGAGCCGGTCCAGGTATCCGAGCAGACGGCCCGCGACGGCACACGGCAATTACAGATCACAATCCGCGACGCCATTGAGAGCATTGCCGCTGAAGGCGGGTTAAAGCGCACACTCCGGCTGGCAGGCATACAGGGGGCCTACTAATGAGCGCGGGATCATGGCCTAGCGGGTTGCCGCAACTGCCGTTAGTCGGGGTAGCTGAAGAACATCTTGCCAACTATGTCGAATCAGATGTTGATGCCGGACCCCCGAAACGCAGGCGCAACACAACCAAACGCCGCATAATTCAAACCGTATCATTGGAATTTACGGGTGCCCAATACGCCATTTTCAAGACATTCTATCAGGACACGCTCGAAGACGGGGCGCTCACGTTCGATTGGACCGATGCGGTTGACGATACGGCTGTTGAATTCCGGTTTGCAGAACCCCCCCAGGTCGGACAATGGACACCCGCACCCGACCCGGATGACAGGTTCTATACACTCACCCTGAAACTGGAGGTTATGTAAATGCCCCGCGTGGTGTCGGCACAAGTCAAGGCGGCGGCAAACGCGCGGGAAACCGGCGTCATCCTATTACAGACGATTGATATAGTACTTCCGGGCGGAACTACACTCTATGTGGTCAACAATCCCGAAGACATTTCGGTCAACGCCCAGCCCTATACGCGCGCGGGGTTCCAGTTCGATATGCCGGAGGAAACCGAAGAAGGATTTTCAACGGCTCGGATGGCGGTAGACAACGTCGAACAATGGTTAACGCCCCACATCCGAAATCTGTTCGGACCCGTAACCGTAATAGTCCGGGTAGTCTCGCAATCCAACCTGGCGGCAAGTCCGCCCGAATTTGACAACGTGGAATTCCTGTCGCGTCCGCTTCAACTAAAAAATGTGACCTATGATACGCGGACAATGCGCGGCGTCCTCTCATACAATGATACGGCTAAACAGTCATGGCCGCACGACGGGTTTACGCCAAACCATTTTGCGGGGTTGTTCTAATGGACTGGACCAAATACATCGGAATCCCTTTCTCCTGGCATGGCCGTGACTGGACTGGCGTGGATTGCTACGGCATTTTGTGTCTCGTATTTGATGTAGCGCGTGGCATTATTCTACCCGACTATGGGTATTTGGACGCCCCCAATCTTACGCCACTTTTTAGTGCGGGTCTCCACGAATCGTGTTGGCGGCGAGTCGATAAACCCACTACATTCGATGCCGTACTGTTTTCGATCAACGGCCAGCCGCTTCATTGCGGCGTCATGGTGGATGACACGCGATTCCTGCACGCCCGCGCGGGCGTGAACAGTTGTATTCAGCGCGTAGACGGTATGGCATGGCGCAACCGTATACTGGGGTTTTACCGATATGTACAGCCCTAGAACAATAGATAAAGTTATCATAACGGCGGGTTCACTATTTTTCCCCGGTATCCGCACCCGCATGGAAGCCGATCCCGGCAGTTCGATTCTGGATCTTATCAGGTTAACAAAAATACCTGACCGGTATCATTCATACCTAACTGTGTGGCTTGATGACATGCCTATCCCGGAAACGTTCTGGCCGCGTGTCAGACCGCGGGCGGGGCATATTCTGGCTATCGGCATGGCGCCCGCGGGCGACCTGACTGGCGCAAACGGGAAAGATACCCTGCAACTAGCGATTCCCGCGCTACTCGCGTTGGGTATTCAGGCAGGCGCGCTCGCATTGGGCGCTCCACTGGCTCTCGCCGGGGCGGTAACTGTTGCTGGTGGCGTGATCGGCGTGTGGATTGCACAAAACTTGATTCACGTGCCGAAACCCTATACGAATCCGGGATTCAGCACAATCGTTGGGGCACGCAACCAGGTCCGTAAATATGAATGCGTGCCCCGCGTTTACGGGCGTATCCGGTATGCGCCGCCGCTTGCGGCTATGGTGCAAATGCCCGTCTATGGACAGGATCAATATGCCAAACTTTTATTGACGCCCGGATTCGGACCTCTCGCTGTCAGTGCAATCCGCATTGGCAATTATGAGATTACTGATGCGAACGCCGTCGATATCACGATAGAACAGGCGTGCCACTGGCATGACCGGGACCGGATTACGCTGTTCAGCCGGGACGTGAATGAACCCGCCCCAATCGAACGGCAACTCGATTATGCCGATAGCTGGATAAATACCGAAGACCGATCCGGCGCGGAACCGCCACACCCGAACGTGGTCAGTATTGAGACACAACCCAATAGTACGGAGATTGCTATAGACTTTCTATTTCCCGATGGATTATGGAAGGAAAACAACAAAGAGGTTGAATCGCGGTCGGTTACTCTTGGCATTCGATACCGCCTAAAAGGCGCTACTGGAACAAATTCGTGGATGCCTTGTTCAAGTATGGCCATTGCCTATGAAGATATGCGGGTATCGGACGCGATGGCCTATAAAGATTTTGTCAATCTTAACGCCGCACTGACCACCGCCGATGCAACAATGACGGGAATTGATATCGGGTCCAGAACAATTTCGACAAGCGTGCGATCATACTTTTTGTCAAAACTGTCCAGCGTTGACGCGCTAATCGCATCAAACATTACACAGGGGATTCTAACGACTGACCAAGAAACCGAATCGCTAGTCACCCGCACAAAGATCACATCCATATCTGCAACACTCAACACGGCAACGGTTGTCGCCGATATGACGGAAGCGACCGCTTCGGCATTCAACGACGCCCTATCTAGTTTAGTATTTGTCATTGATGCCGTAGACTGCCTCCACCAAATAATTCAGGCCCGCGAAAATTTCCCTGATAGCGATGAGCGAACGACTCCGGCAAATCGCCGCATGGCTATCTATTCGTTCGGACTTGATTGGGTGTTCCCGCCGCATCCATCTAACACGGAACTAATAAGCGTAAGTGCGGCCAGCGCCGCGCCGCTCTGGAAATCAGTCGCATGGTATTTGCCTGAAGGCCAATATGATATTCAGGTCCGTAAAACATCGAAGAACAAATATGGCGATGACACTATTCATGCGGTAGTAGAACTATTCGCATACCGCAGTACAACGACAGAAGATGCTGTAGATGAATCGATGAAACAGAAGTTGGCATTCATAGCCATGAAGATCAAGGCGACTGACAAGTGGAACAACCAGATCGACCAGATCACCATGTTCTGTGAGTCGCCGCTCTACTGGCACGATGGATCGGTATGGCGCGGGCCAGCATTGCTCGATGATGCGGGATATGAAGTATCCCGCAATCCGGCGTGGCAGATGTGCGATATCCTGCGGGGCGGCGCGGCCAAAGAACCCATTACGGACGACGATGATCTCGATCTTGTGCGGATTCGGGAGTTTTCCGATTATTGCAATGCGCATAAGTACACCTGCGACATTGTTTTTGATAAACGGGTTAGCGCCGAAGAGGCCATGATGACCGTGTGCCGGTGCGGGAAAGCTACCCCGAGTAAAACGGGTGAAGGCAAGTATACTGTAATTATAGATCAACCTCAAACTATTCCCGTTGCTCTCATAACCCCGCGGGTAAGCAGCAATTTTGTTGCCACAAAAAATATGGAGGAACGCCCGCACGCACTTCGGGTGAAGTTCCAAAATGCCAATAAAGATTTTCAGGAAGACGAGGCATACGTTTATGCGGATGGATACGGAATAGAACACGGACTTGCTGAACCGACCGTCATAGAAGACGTTGAAATGCCCGGCGTTACCAGCCCCACGATGATCAAGCATTTGGGCCGCTATTTCCTCGCTTGTTCCCAGTTGCGGCCCGAGATTTTTCAGGTTGACACAGATTTCAAAGCCATTGTATTCGAGCGCGGCGATCAGGTCCTGCTCCAGCATGATGTGCCGTTATTTGGCCGCGGGTCAGCCCGTATAACGGCGTTGGAAGTCGTTGGTACACGCACGTTCGTGACGCTCGATGAACACCCAACGGCGTGGGCGTGGGGTGCGGGTGCGTCAAATGCGATCCGTATTCAAACGGCAGGCAACCTGTTTGCCTATACGCCGTGTATTTACGATATTGAGGTTGATGCGGATCGGCTTTATGTTGATGAACCATACCCGACTAACTGGGGAAGTATCGCAGTAGGCGATCTCATTGCAGTTGGCGCAATTGGCCTGGAAACGGTCGAATGTATTGTACGCGGGATTTCGCCTGGCCCGGACCTGACATACCGCGTCACATTCCTCGATCATGCGCCCGAAGTCCATGACGCCGACGACGATATCCCGGAATACGATTCGCACATCACTTTACCGTATCATCCCGAACTAGCACGGCCCCCGCGTCCTGAAGTGATTGGGATTTCAACGGCTGATTCCGCAACGATTCGGCAAACTGATGGAACCAAAGCAGCCCGTATCCTGTTATCGATCCGGTTATCGCGTGGTATAACGCCAATCGAACGGGTAGCGGCGCAGAACGTCACGGGCGTCGAAGTTCAGTACCAGCGGATAGCTAGTGGAACGCCAGTGAGTTGTTTACGGGGTCCTAATGCAATTGACCCTTGGCAAGTTATGCCGGTTTTTACGCGCGATCTCAGTAACGTCTATGTGGACCCGATAGAAAAAGGGTGGCCATACAACATTCGGGTGCGCAGCGTCACGCGCACGGGTATCCCATCGGAATGGTTTTTACTCCTAAACATAATCGCGCTCGGCAAACAGGCGCGTCCGCCGGACGTTACCGGGTTGCGATACGAAGACGGCGTGTTGACATGGAACACTTTTATCTCGCCGGACTTCGCTGGGTTTGAAGTGCGAATGGTTATTGGCAACGGAAACACCTGGGGTACTGCGGCCACGGCGCACAGCGGACTCCTCTATGCGGCCCGGTTTGAATGTCCGAAGATTGACCGCGTACAAGTGGAGTATTTTGTCAAAGCGTTTGATACATCCGGCAATGAATCGCATCGTGCCGCCTATCTGGCTATTACGATTCCGGCGTCGAAAGAAATGTATGATCTAGGCGGCTATCTCGGCTATGCCGCTTCATACACGCTAGATGGCATGGAGGTTAACGGCACCTATGGTATGAGGGGGATCGCCGCTCGATCCACATATATGTACGATGGGTCCGGCGAACCCTTCTATCGCGGGATAGGTACGCCATTCTATGGAACTGCTTATGGAGCCGGTTCAATCATTACACCTATTGTAGACGCCTATATTGATGCTACCGAAGAAAGCAATGCCAACGTGACCCGTGATAACACGGAATTTATCTGGTTCCGGTTGACTCAGACCAGCGATAAATGGCGGTTGCTTTACCGCAATACGGCAAAAGATCTTTGGCCCGCAGATCTCGATAATAACCTTTGGCCCGATGATATGAATGCCGATTTCTGGCCGGACCATTCAGCGAATTTCGAGGTTCTAATGGAAAAACCACGGACGCCACTTCATGCCGATGTCAGTACGTATGGGCATCAATTCAAATTTGAGTTTCCGCCATGCGATACGCGGCCTAATGTAACGAGTCTTCGGATTGTACGTGAATTCCGCCGTCTTGAAGAAAACGGGCAAGGTCTTGATGTGGCAGATAGTGGGAATGTATATATTCCGATAAAACTACCTTGGCAATATTGTGATGAATGTACTGTTGCATTAAGCAACGATCCTGACCAGAACGTTAACGCCGTAGGCGCATTAGCCCTTACGGCGACGCCCAATAGCGATACCGAAGGCCCGAAAGTTGTTGTTTACGGCGCAGGCGGATATCCGGCAGATCGTGTTGAAGGTATTATTGATTTTCACCTTGTGGGGTTTTAACCATGGCCTTTCCAGCAGCAGGTACGTTTGAAGTCCCAGCAACACCGGGCGACTTTACAGTAGACGATTTCGAGGTTCCGCAAGAAGCGTTTTTGGCCGCGACCAAACAACTTATTGGCGCGGCAACACGAACGGAACTAACGTTATCCGCCGGAATCATTGTGCCGACAATCGGTTCGCACACCGTCGATACCGAAGCGGGCGCGGCAACCGATGATCTGACAAACATCCAATATACCAATTTTGAAGACGGAGCCGCAATAGTCCTTTGGCCGGAAAACGCCGCGCGTGTTGTAACTCTGAAACACTTGGCGGGCGGCGTTGGTCAAATCAGCGTCTTAACGGAAGTGGATTTAGAGTTAACTATCCCGGTAGTTTTACAACGCCATGGTTCAGTCTGGTATGAGATGTTTCACGGGGAAGGCGTTGGCGTGCATATTGCAATACTCGCAACCATCGCAACGCTTGGCCGCTGGCTAATCCGGGCGGCAGGCGGTTCAATCACGGACGACTATACTGGCGGGTACGCGGGCGGCACGAGCGGTTATAACGCCATGTTGGTGACGCAAACGGCCCCCGCATCGATGAAAGTCGCGGTTGCCGCCGGACTCTTTGCGATTGACAATGTTCCCTATACGTTTATTGCCGCCGGCGATAGCGCCGTAATGACCGCGCCAAATGCTCAGCCGCGGATAGATAAAATCTGTTTGGACACCGACGAGACGATCCAGATAACGACCGGCGCTGAAGCCGGTTCGCCAGTTACTCCCGCAACCCCGGCAGGACAGTTCGCGCTCGCCACGATCTATCATCGCGTGGGCGAAACCAGTATCAAGACAGTTGACGATACGGTGAACGGCTATGTCTATACCGACGAACGACATTTCTTCAATTAAAGGAGCGTGATCCATGCCATATGAATTCCCCGGACCTAATCCCATGGCGGAAGTGATCCCCAGCCGGAAAGCCCAAGACTTTTTTGACTGGCTGGAAGATAATGTGGGGGTCGCATTTGTGGATCTGCAACAAGCAGTGTTTTGGATGATCTCCAACGCCATTGCGGGTACTGGCGATTGGTATTTCCGTTCTGATGGCGGCTCCAACGTTTTGGCGACAACCCCAACTTCAATGCAGGTGACGTTGAAAGCCGGGTTTGGTTTTTTGAACGGCGTACCGTTATACATAGCCGCTGATATCACGAGCGACGTGTTTGTCGCACCGAATTCTGATCCCCGGATCGACGTACTGGCAATTGACGCCGATACCCGCCTCATTGTAATTTTCGAGGGCGCAGAAGATCCGGCCCCGGTAGCGCCAGCCGTTACGGGCAATTGCGTTGGGGTTGCGGAAATCTATCATAGGGTCGCTGAAACTACCATTAAACAACTTGATGATACCGTGAACGGATACATTACAAATCTCTATATACCCATACAGACATTCACGGACGCTGACGCTACCCCGTCGGTGCTAGCCGCAAAACTCATTAGTACCCCGACAACAGTTGCGGCTCCCTACAACATAACCACGTTCCATGACGGCTACAGAGGCCAGGAGATTACGCTGATTGGCTGTAATCCCGATTGCACGGTAAAACAGGGAAGCAACCTGAAAATCAATGGTGATTGGACCGCCACGGCATATTGCACGTTACGGCTCCTATTCGGCGGGACGAACTGGTTTGAAATCTCGCGGTCCCCAAATGCCTAAACGGTTATTGTGTTATTGTATTTTCCCGGTACAATTCGCCACCATGTAACTAATAGATAAAGGATCGATTCAATGCGAAAATACACACCTTTTGCCCTTGCCGCTCTAGTCCTGATTTTCGTTTGTACTATCGCCGGGTTTTCGGGCGTTGTTCTGCACAGATCCGTTAAGATCGGTATGGATGACAGCGTTGGCCTCACAATTGACGACGCCGGGGCCGTGGACACCGACGGCGCAATACTGTCGGCCTCTACCGTCACGGGTACGCGACTCATTTCAACTATCGCCACCGGCACGGCCCCGCTGACTGTGGCAAGTACGACGGAGGTTGCCAACCTCAGAGCGGCAAAGGCGACGGCGCTTAACACGCCCCGCGCAATCAACGGCGTGAACTTCGACGGCACAGCGCCGATCACGGTGCCGGTCAACAATACGAATGACACCGCGACCAATGCCTCAGTCTTTCCCGTTTGGGTTAAGACGGCAGCCGGCAACTACAGTGCCTATGTCACAACGGACGACCTCTATTTCAATCCCTTCACGGGGATGCTAACGGCGGCGGGGTTGACGGCCAGTGACGGTACTAATGGGACGGTATACCTTAAACGTGTATCGAATGCGTCACCAAACGTAGCACAAACGGTTTTCGCGACACGTGTTGGGATTAATGAAGTAATTCACTGGCTTGTGGGACTCAGGGGAGACCTAGCACCCGGAACAGAAGATTTTGGATTCTACAACAGCGCAATGTCGTGGGTTCCGACGCTGTTACTTCAACATGCCACTGGCAACGTCGGCATCGGGACGACGGTGTTTGATTATGTTGCGTTTCCGTGGACTACTGCTATTCATTGCAGTACAGTTATTAAGGGGAAGACATCTGGCATATCCGGTGATTCTCCACTAGCGTTGATAGACAGCAATTCTCAAGTGTCTGCAATATTTGCAAACAGTGGAAGACTCGATTTGATTAATTATGGTGGATTTGGAGGGACAATGGTTTTACAGAATCAGACTTCCCCGGCTGTTAATGATGAGCAGACAGGACATTATGCCTTTTCCGGAAGAAATTCTGCCGGAAATATGAACACAACTGGAACGATTTTCAATTTTATTCGAGATGTTACAGAGACCAGTATGAACAGCGAATTTCATTTTGGTTTTATGGATCATCAGGATGCAAGTGGGAGCGACTATAAACAGCCAAATAGATATATTGTTCTCGGTTACCAAGGCTTGAATCTTATAGACTATCCGTTAAACACAACTGGCGTAATTACTTCTGGCGGGATCATTAGTACCGGGCCGATATCCAGTTCCACCGTAACCACATTCACCGGTAATGATACGACTCCATCTGTTGCCTCGGGGAACCTTTTCATTGTGCCGGGCACATGGACGACGGGCAACAATGTAGTTGATTTCGACAGTGGGTCTATTGGGCAGACACTCCACATTCGCGGTGGTGACAGTGATTGCGTCGTAGTTGACGGGGGCGAGTTGGCGTTAACCGGAAATTGGATAGCCGCTACTAATGCAACTCTCGTGTTGACTATGTACACACTCGGGAACTGGACGGAAGAAAGCCGCTCGGCTAACGGATAGGAGATTCATATGAACATCATATTGAAATGGATAATGGCGGCAAATTAAAGGGTGATGGCAAATGATACTTGTTGAGATCCGCCGCCTTTGCCAAGATTGCGCGGCCCGGTTTCCTAACCCGGAACATGCGGCGGATTTGCTGCTCGGCACTGCCGCGCAGGAAAGCGGGTTTATACATCGGCGACAGATCGGGTTTGGCGATGAACTCCGCGGCGGGTTTGGATTGTGGCAGGTTGAACCGGGATCTATAAAAAGTAGCCTATCCTATATTAACAGACGGCTTGAGTTTACTGTGGCAGGCTTAGCGTTTCTCGCGTCTTATCAATTTGGGTTATGCGATCTACTCCGTTCACAAAACGTTGCTGACATCGCCAACATCATGCGGGATCCGGCAGGCGATCCTATGGCATGTTTATTTGCCCGCTATCATTTCCTGCGCATATCCGCGCCGATTCCCGAGGATTTACATGCACAAGCAGCCTATTGGAAGCAATACTACAATACTAAACGTGGTAAAGGGATAGCGCAACAGTATATAGATAATTGGCAGAGACTATGCCAACAGGAGGAGGACAGAGCCGGAGACCATAATGAGCCGTGATCATTTAAAGGTTGGCAACATCGTATATCTAGTTATCCGAAAAGCAAAAATTATTTTCCGCGGTAAGGAACAGGGCGGTCTGTTTTGTCCAAAAGAACAGGAAATACATATTCTCGATGGAATCCCCCACAATGACGAGCAGGAATATAGGTGGGAAGAGATATTACATACTGTTGAATTCCAACAGGGGTTGAATATCAATCACAAACACTTACGGGTGCTCGCAGCCGCGATACCCTACATTCTCCGCGATAACCCCTATATGAGGCGAGGGGCTGAATGACTATAGAGACAATCGGGATAATTGCCGACTTGCATTGTGGGAGCAAATGCGGCCTCTTGCCGCCGTCATACTGGAATGATTATACCCCGGACGCGATCAAGTGGCTATGGGAACAGTACACTACACTTCTAACGTTGTGGCCGAAACGTCTTGATCTACTCATTATTAATGGCGATCCTATTGATGGGAAACAATCGCGGGCCGCAGGGACAGGGCTTGTGGACAATGACCTGAGCGGCCAGGTGCGGATCGCTATCGAATGTCTTGAGCCATTTGTGGAACGATCCGGCAAGACAATCCGCATGTGCGGCACAGCATACCATGAATCATTCGATGGGCCGCTTGCCGCACTTGATGAACATTTCGGAATCACGCGACCGCCGACGTACCAGAAAGAAATTATCCGCGACATCGAACTTGAAGACGGGGCGATCCTGAACATCAAACATCAGCCGGAAGGCGAAGGGATGCTTTATCGCGGG